TCAATCGTCGCGGCCCATGATGCCGAAGATCTGCAACAGGCTGATGAACAGGTTGTAGATCGATACATACAGGCTGATGGTCGCCATGATGTAGTTGCGCTCGCCGCCGTGGATGATGGCGCTGGTCTGGAACAGGATGCAGACCGACGAGAACAGTACGAAACCTGCGCTGATCGCCAGTTGCAGGCCGCTGATCTGGAAGAACAGGCTCGCCAGCGTCGCGCCCAGCAGGACGAAGAAACCGGCAGTGATGAAACCACCGAGGAAGCTCATGTCCTTGCGGGTGACCAGCACGTAGGCCGACAGACCACCGAACACCAGCGCGGTCATTGCGAAGGCGGAGCTGACCACTTCGGCGCCGCCCTGCATGCCCAGGTAACGGTTGAGGATCGGACCGAGCAGGAAGCCCATGAAACCGGTCAGGGCAAATGCCGACACCAGGCCCCAGGCCGAATCACGAAGCTTGTTGGTCAGGAAGAACAGCCCGTAGAAGCCGATCAGCACCACGAAAATGTTCGGGTAGCCGACGCGCATCTGCTGGGCCACGAAAGCCATCACACCGCTGAATGCGAGGGTGAGCGCCAGCAAGCCGTATGTGTTGCGCAGGACGCGGCTAACCTCTAGCTGCTCAGCCTGCACGCTGTTGTGAACTGCGTAATCCTGTTCGCGCATGGCGACACTCCTGTTGGTTTGAAACGTTCAGTCGCAAAGATCATAACAGACGCTCTGTAACAAGCCATGCACAGAGTTTGACAGTGTGTTTCATTCAGGTATTATGGCGCCCGCAACGCAAACGGAGGTGTGGCCGAGTGGTTTAAGGCAACGGTCTTGAAAACCGTCGACTGTAACAGGTCCATGAGTTCGAATCCCATCGCCTCCGCCATATTTGATACGACAAAGCCCTGATTATTCAGGGCCTTGTCGTTTCTGGCGCTCCAGAAATTCTGCTGACATCAAGATGTGTTCCATAACTATTCTGGACGTGTTCCATAACTAACACCTTTTCACTCCCTCTCCGGCGTCCTGCCGAACTTAAAACACTCTTCATGCAACACGGTGCTACGCTGGTTTCTTCCACGGAGGAAACCCTAATGTCAAACTCTGATCTGCTCCCTTCCCTGCTCGTCAAAATCAACGAAAACCAGCTTGCCCTCGAGGCAGCCATCATGGAGCTCACTCTCTGGGTGGAGCAGCGCGGCTCCGCCGACGTCGCGGAAAACGTTCGAGAGTCTCTGGCCGCAATCGATCGGAATGAGGAGTTCATCAAGATGACCCTCGCCGTGTTGATGACACCCGACTGACAGCTCGTCGCTTCACCCTCGCTCACGCTTCGCCCCTCGATTACTGTACATGCACACAGCATTTGTACAGTGAATCCGCTTCCATGAATTTCGACCAGGCGAAAGCCCTCCGACTCCAGCGATGGCGCTCAACTCTCGACGACTACGACTTTCGCATGCAAAACCCGGAAGGTCACCGGGAAACCCTCCATGAGATGTCAGCGGCGTTGCAAGCAGAGGGACTGATCGACCAGCTTGAACAGTTCGACATGAACGAGATGGCAGACGCTGCTTACTGGCACGCCGTCGAGGAGCTGCAGAATTCGCCGGGCCATTACCGCGGTGCGTCGACTTACAAAGTCGTTCAGATTGACAACGGAAAGCTGCTGGGCACCATCAGCCGGTCTATATTCAACTTCGCATCTTCCACGCCGAGAGGCGCGTCATTCGCGTACGACGGAAAGGTTTACTCTGGTCCAGAAGGCATACATCTCAACTTGGGGCTCTCCAGGCATATTGGCAAAATTTCCGGACTGATCCTGGCCATGTATGGGCAGCAATACCAGTTGGTCGAAACTGAACGGGTCATCGGAGGCGTTGACTACAGTCCTATCGATGACCCAGACACTTACCGCGCGCTGGTTGATGCTGGTCAAGTCGCAAAGGAAGAGCGCGATCTGCGTACTTTTGAAAAGGTGCGACCATATATTGAATCAGCAGCGTTCTGCACCTGCCCTACCTGTCTCGACCGCTTTGGCAATCGCGAAGACTGCCCAACATGCGCCGGAAAAGGTTTTGTGACAAAGCCGTCATCACCGGGTCTACGCTGAAAGTTCATGCGAGGAATCGGCAATGTGCGACTGCTCTCCCAGTACTGGGGGGTATTCATGACTTTGTGACAGCGCTCAGCAGGCTGAGCTCCCCATTCAATACGACCGCCGAGCAACAATTCGAGCGATCAACACCACGCGAAAAATAAATTCAGACTCAGCAACCTCGTCAAATTATTTGAACTACCCAGCGGCAACTAGGTTGATCGAAGCAGCCTAGGGTGACTATGAGTAATTTTTTTGAATTCCTGAAAATCAACGCGGTCGGAACTGCAGACGTAAATTTACGCCGATGCTCGGCTACTTGCTTCAGCGGAGCATTTATATAGGTCAGGCAGAGTTCCGCATCCGGAATTATCGAAGAGATACCTCGCCAAAAATTGGCTTTAGAGGTCGCCGCAGTTTTTTTAGATGTTGACGAATGCTTTTAAAAATAATGAGATTATTTGCGAAACTAGATCGGGCATCGCCGTCCCAACAACTCATCAATAGTTATCGCAACGAATACGAAAAAATATTAAGAGAAGAAGGAATCACAGATCTTTCGAGATTTCCAAACGGCGAGTACCTGGATGAAGAATTGGAGAAAAGATGGAAAGAGTACCACGCTACGCAACGGCAAAATGATCTCTCCCTTTAGCGCGGGCGTGTCATCTGCTGATTACGTCGAATGCCCGCTCACAAGTCACTCCGCGGGCATGGCTTTGGTCAGCATATCCTGCCAGATCGCCCGCTCTTTCATCAGCGCGCTTGAACACGTCGGCAAGCACCATGACGGCGCGGGAGGCTGCTGCGCTTGCGGAGGGAGTACAGGAATGGTCGCGGGTCTGACTGGCTGCGAGTCGAGCGGCAAGCTTGTCGGTTTCGAGCTGCACGCTGTTACGAGAAGCGCGCTCAGCAGCAGCGTCAGCAGTGAGTTGATCGATAGTGCGTTGGCCATCTTGTACCGCCTTGTTGATTGCATGTTGGTAGAATTGTTCCAAGGCGCGCGCTGCTGCTTCGTTAGCAACTTTGGCCTCTTCATCGCTGGTATTGCGATCGTTCCATTTGGCTTGCCAAGTGGCATCCGTGGTGGTCACGCCATGGTGATACGCGCCGAAGAGCGTGCCAACCGCCAATAACACCACCGCTACATAAGGAAGGACTCGAAACCAGATGCTCATGTCAGCACCTTCTGCGCCTTGGCATACAGGGCTCGTCGATCATCCGCGCCGTTCTGGCCGCCATTGATCCGCTGAGTGATCTTGTCGAAGCTTCCGGCGTCAGCCAAGGTGTTCAAGTCTCTGGTTGCCCAGAACCAGGCCGCAGACATCGATGCATGTTGCGGCAGCTCCAGCAGTTCCGGCTGATTGATCAGGTCCAGGCCCAGTGCTTCGCCGCATACGGCATAGTTCGCCCGGCCGGTGATCTGGATCAGGCCGCGGCCACAGAACTTCCGACCGTCACCTGCCACGGTGTTGCCCAGATCGGCACGCCCCTCGTACCGAGACTGGGCCGGGGTTGGCCCCCAAATCTCCCGGACATATCGCAACTGCCCGGACTCATGCCCGATCTGGGCGATGAACGCGGCGACACGCTGGGTGCCAACTATCTGGTAGCGCTGCATCGCGGTGTTGAGTGCTGGTGCGAAAACGCCGGCTTTGGCGCCGGCGTTCGGGAGGATTTGCAGCAGTTGCTGCTGAGTGATCGGCATACCTTTCTCCATGCAAAAAAATACCCGCTCAATGGCGGGTGCGTGTGTGTTGTCCATTCAGGCGGGAGACTGAGGCCAGTTGACCGTATCCGGATACCCGGGCAGATCGGGCAACCGATTGAGCGCAACGCGGTAAGTCTTCCACGCCTTCAGCTGAATGATGTCGCTGTCTGTGGCTTCGCCGATGTCGACGGCGTCCTGCAGCGGCGCAATGGCAGTGTCTGCGATTGAGCGAAGCCGAGCTGCTTCCACCGTGATCCTTGCCAGGCGCTGCGCGACGGCCTCCTGATCTTTGGCGGCTTTGGTGATGAGTTGCGACCAGTCAATGTTCACTGTTGCGTTACTCCCGTTCTGTTGTTTCTGGCAGCGGTTGAGGCAATTGCACGACCCCATCCGGAATATTCACCAGAGGAACCGGGAACGCCTGTTCTTGGCTGAAATTCGGCGGGTTCGGGAAGATCAACGTCAGCTCCAGCTCCCCGCCGATTCGCTCGACCTTGCTGAGAAACCACGGACTGCTGATGGCGGACGCCGGCAGCGTGTCGCCCTCCTGAATGGGTGAAAGATCGAAGGCCTCGCCGTTTATGGTGAGGATGTCTCCAGACTTGAAAATTGTCAGGGAATCTTCACGCCTCTGCGGCGAAAGGTTGATGATCATTGCAGCTCCTACGCTTTCCAGCGTCCCGTGGCGGTTAATGAGAAGTTGACCCCGACCCCGTTCACGGCTGCGAGACTCAGCGCTTTGAGCCCTGGCCACGCCGAGGCAGTTGGCAGCGTGGATTCGGTGAGGAATCCATACCAACCCGCTTGGGAGTAGTCCCATCCAATTGCAGGAACGCCAACGAACGCGGCGGGATATGCCGTGGACAAAAATAACTCCCCGGGGTGGCTGTACATTGCTGCGAGCGCGTCAGTAAAGCTGACCGTCACAAAGCGGCGGATCGTGCAAATCTGCGTGCCGTCCGAAAAGCGGACACAACTCCCGTTAGCGTTGGAGATGTTTTCGATGATCGCCCCATTTGCCATTGTTCCAACAACGTCAGCGACAGCTGCCGACTTCAAGCCCAGACCGACTCTCGCATCTGTCGGCGTTTTGCCTCCGGTCCCCCCTTGGTTGACGGCCAGTGCTGTCGTCAGGCCGGTAATAGACGTGATGTCGGTGTTTGCACCTTTGCCAGCCTTTGCTGATGCCTGTGCCTGCAGCTTTCCCAGCGCGATAAGGAGCGCATCCGTGGCAACGACTGCTGACGCGTCAGTCGTGACCAGTCCAGTCAGAGCGGTGGCTCGAACGCCATTACCCGTCATGTATTTGTTCGTGGTCCCTTCCGGTAGCCCGTCGGCGGTGGAAAGGTTGAGTGCGGTACGCACACCATCGGTGGTTGCCGTAGTGCCAAGCACAGCCATGACGCCGCCGAACTGATTCACCAGTGCCCGCAACGCGTCGGCAGAATCCTTGACGTAACCCTGCATAGGCGCCAGCGCGTAGGTACCAACAGCGTTGGTCGCCCCCTGATACAGCGGTGCGATCGACAGTGCGGTGTCGCTGGCAACGTTGATGACTTCGTACCAACCACCGTCGGGCCCGCGGAAGGCATCTCCGACCCGTGCGTTTGCAATAAATGCGGTATTGGTGCCGATCACCGCGTTGGAATTTTGGACGACAGAAACCGTCCCGGTTTTGTACCAGGGCATCGAATATCTCCAGTTTTTTGTATCAGGCCAGTAGCTTGGCGCAGAGGAATGGCCGGTGGCCCTGATCAGTCCAGGCGTTTGAGGCCAAGCTGTACATCATGATTCGACCATTGGCGTAATCGACGCCCAGAGCGCAACCGCCACCGGATGAGGCGTTGTGACAGTTCATCGTGAACGGGTTCAGCGATACGTACTCACCCGGGCCGAGAAACTTGCTGATCCCCCAGAAGTACCGCCGTCCGACGGTGAGTTGCTCGGTTCCGAGATAGGTCCAGTTACCGGCGGCAAAGGTCACGACTACGGCCGGAGCTCCGCTGTCATACACCAGGGCGCCGTTCTGATCCCATAAGCGCATGCCGTACGCTGCGGTTCCCATCGAAGCCCACGCCGCCACAAAGTACTGCCCGCTCAGTGTGCTGTTTACGTTTGAGGCGCGGATCGTGAAGCCCGTCCAGTTTCCCGCGCCACCAGTGAACCAAACCGATATCGGCACCTGTATGGCTCCGGTTTGATCGGGACGGATGAACACCAGTGGCGGATCAACGCTGGTTACCGCCCGTGCAAACACCCCAGTTGCTGAGCTGACACCTGAATACGCGCCCTTGGTCAGCAGGCACAACCTCGGCGCTTCCGAGTCGATCTGCACAAACGAGTTGTCATTGATGCTCTGAAACCCGTAAGTCATGTCGAGAACCTCACCGCATACCCCTTGGCAACGATCCTGGTGGGAGTCGTCCCCGCTGGTGATGAAGGGTTGAGCGGCCTGACCACGACTTGCCCGACAGATGTCGTCACGTAGGGATAGGACCGGGTATTCCCAAGCGGGTCAGCCTCCGCGCTTTGCACGTCTTGAGACCGGGTCGGGATGATCATGAAAACGCAGTTCACAGGGTTGAATCCTGGAATGCTCAGCGTGTAGTTCTGAACCGCCCCACTGAAGTCGATCACCCCTTGCCAGAGCACCTGGTAGGTAAAGCTATTGGTGTCCATGGCGAGCTGACCACTCTCGTCAAAGACACGCAGGCCAAATAGAGCCATTGATTACCCCAAATAGCCAAGACGGACGCGCAGCACGTTATTGGCGTCGTAGACAGATACGTTCAGCGAGTTGATCACCAGTCGCCCTTGCCCCGGCACAATGCCGTTGATCTCCAGCGTGCCGTCCTTGTTGAGAATCCAGCCTTGCTGGCCTGGAATGTAGTTGGTGGAACTGATGTAGCTGCCGATCTTGGCGTTCGTGATCGTGCCGTCTGCGATGAATGCCGAGTTCATGAACACTTGGCCGCCCTGCACTGCGAACGGAACCGAGATGGCGCCGCCTGCGATGGTGTTGACGATGGCGAACCGGTCAGCAGCTACCAAAAACTGGCTCTGCAGACCGGCGCCGGTGTTCTCGATACCCAGGCCGATGCCGGCCGCTACGTACTGACCGTTCGCGGTGACCTGCATTTTCACCGACCACATCGTTGAGAGCTTGCCGCTGGTATCTGCGTAGGCGGTCGCGGTTTCCTGGATAGCCGCAGTGTTTGCGCCGACTTTCACATTGACCTGGGTGATTGCTTGGGCCGTGGCCTCCCTGTCCGTGGCAACTACCTGTCGAAGGTCTGTCACGCTGGCCTCGTTCTCTCCTACTGCCGCAGTCAACGTGGTGATCCTTTGCGCACTGGCCAGGTTTTGCGATGCCCTCACCTTTTCTTCAGACGCAATTGCCGCGGTGCTGGACCAGCCTTTCAACGCGTCCGCAAGCTCACCCTCGCCGTCGTCATCACGGAAAGAAGCTCGCAACGCTTGGAAGGCTGTGGCCTGCGCCGTGACTACACCGTCGATTTCGGTGATATCAGCGGTGTTGGTGGCCACCTGCTGCGCAAGGCCATTTGCCGTTTCCACGGTCTGGCCCACGTCGAGCCAATACGCAGGATTCGGCGGCGGAGTGTCGATAGGCACGGGGCCGGTGGCCTGATAGATCCGCTTGCCCTGCACCACCAGGTCGTATTCCACGTAGGTGGCCTCCGGGTCGTAGCCCTCCAGGCCGTCCAGCGCATCGATCTGAGCCTGCAGTCCCGGAATCTTGTCGATTTCGTCGAGAATGTCCTTGCCCAACTCCGTGCGGCCGACCTCGCCAGCGATCATTTCCAGAATGGGTGATGCGTCACCACTCGACTGCCCCTGCACGCCGGTGCCGATCGGAAACCACGGTCCGATGTTGCCGATCTTGTCGACGATCCGGCCCCAGAAATAGAACGTCACACCAGCCTTCAGACCCAGCATCGAAAAATCGCTCTGCGGGTACGCCAGATCGGTCAGCTTCGTGGCGGCCCCCAGACTGGTCGTCGGGCCGTACCAGATCTCCGTCCGCTGGCTGTCCTCGGCACCGGCCGGGAATCCCCACTTGAGGTAGATGCCGAATAGTAACGGCGTGGCTGTCAGGTAGCTGAGCGCTGGCGGCACCCCCTGTTTACCGCTGAGGTTGGTCAGAATCGAGTTGCGCCAAGGCGACGTGATGTCGAAGGCACTCACCGCCCGCACCCGCGCCACGTAGGCGCCGGCGTAGATGCCGACCACGTCCACGTTGGTCATGCCGGTACGCTGGAGCTTGATCCAGTTGCCGCTGTCCTTGCGCCACTCCACGTCATAGCCGACTGCGCCATCCACAGCGGGCCAGCTGATCGTCATCGTGGCCACGGCCAGCCCCTGCACCACCGACGACGTTGACGCCAGGGTGACGCTGGCCGGCGGTGGAACCACTGTGATCGGAATCACGCTGATGGGCCGTTCTTCCAGGCGGGCGCCAGTGTCGATGTGCGCGAACTTGCTCGGTTCGAACTGGAGCGCGCTGATCTCGAAGTCACCATCGGTGGTCCGCTTGGTGCGCAACACCCGGTATAGCGGGATCGCCAGGTCATCCGCGTCGAGCGCCCATTGGAGTTGCGCGATCGGCGGTTCGCTGTAGGCGACGGTGACCGTTACCGCGCGACCATTCACACTCTGAACGGTACGGCCTTCAGCACGACCTCCGGGCAGGTTGATGATCAGGCGATCGCCCGCCTTGGCTTGGGTATCGCGGTCCAGTGTCACGACACGGCCAGCAACCGAGGAGATCCGACCTCCAACCTCCCGCCCCGCCAGCAACGAATCCGCGACAGGGATGATGTGCCCCGGCAGAGGGATCACGCCCTCCATGCCGGTTTTGAATGACACGGTGCGGTCCTGGTTGTTGCTGAGGATCGCCCACTTTCCACGGCGCTGCGCCTCGGAAGCGCGGGTGCAGCCAATGGCGCTTAGCTCGGTTGGCCGGTCGCCGTAGCGGCGTTGCAGGTCCAGGTCGGCGAACGGAATGACGTCGGTGTCGTAGTTGTTGGCCGGGTTGTCGTAGCTGACCAGGGCGCGCGTGTACCGGGTCTTCGCCGAGGCGCTGCCATACGAGAATTTCCCGTCGATGACGTTGGCCCGGGTAAACACGTAGTCGAAGTCCTGCGCGCGCGGCATGTCGGCCTGCATCACCAGCTGGCCCTGCGCCCAATAGGTCATGCCCCGATAAATTGCCGATATATCGCGCAGCAGAGACCAGGCATCGGCCTTGCCCTGCAGGTTCATGTCGCAGAGGAAGCGCGGTTCCTGCCCGCCCAGCCCGTTCGGTACCAACTGGTCGCAATACTGGGCGATCCGGTACAGCTCCCACTTGTCGACCATGAACGGCTTGATGCGCTTGCCCAGGCCGAAACGCTCTTCAGTGCAGATGCCGTAAGTGATCCACGCCGGGTTGTTGGTCCAGGCCGACCTCATCGAGCCATCCCACGTCCCGGTGTAGGTTCGCAGGATCGGGTCGTAGTTGCTCGGCACCATCCAGCGTCGGGCCTTGCACTTCACGGTCACGGCCGGGATGTTGGTGAACTGCTCGGCGTCGAATTCGATGTAGAGCAGCGCGGTGTTTGGGTAGCGCAGCTTCGCGTCGATCACCTCGGTGTAACCCGCGATCACCATCTTATCTGCGATCTTGTTGCCACCTTGGTTTGGGGTCAGTCGGCGTACGCAATTTGCCAACCCATAGTGGCCGGGGGCAAATCAACACGGCGCGAACGCTCATAGCGCGTCGTAGTCTTACCATCCACAGCATCCACCAGCACTTGCTGATAAGCGCCGCCGTCGGTGGCCACATCAATCGCATATTCGATTCGATAGCCGCCGATATTGTTTTCATCGTCTACACGCTGCAGCGCCTCCCAAGCAAAGCGCATGCGGACGGCGGATAGCTGAACGTTGGTGATCGAGCGTATCCAAGGTTCATCACTACGAAGCTCGACATTCAGCGAGGTCTCGTTCTCCACGGACGGAATGCCCGGAATGTAGGTCTGATCCACGGAACCCGGGCGCCAGTCCCATTTCACGTTCGGGAAGTTGTAATTGCCGCTGGCATCGCGAATCGGAGTGTTGTCCAGGTAGATGTCGTACTCGGTCGGCGCGGAGTCGAACTCGCCCTCGCCCACAGCGATCAGCAGCTTTGCCAGGTTGGTCGAGCGCAGGCTGTCGCTGGCTTCGACCGGCGACTTCGGCTTGCTGCTGCCGCCCTTCTCGCCGTAAATCTCGATCTGTTCCGCTGCGCTCATGCTTTCCTCCAGGCATAAAAAAACCCGCTCAGTGGCGGGTATCCGATTTGTTGTCTATCGCTATGCAGCGTCCAGCCCAAGAGTGAGCTGTAACTGATCACGCCAGTACTCAACCTGATGAACGAGACCCGGCTTTTTCCATCGGAATTTAGCGAGTTCTTTTCCGCTCAGACTCGCGACAGCTTGCGCGTCGCCTAGCATCTTGCATGCCCGATCAAACTGCTGTTTTTCGTTCAAATCGCCACGCAGCAATGCGTCGATGTGGAGATCGCACCAGACGGCAAAATCCACGTCCAGCCATCGGGCGAAAGACACAGCCAATTTTGGGTGCAGCCATGTGCTACCGCTGCGCCCTTTAGTTGTGCGAGTTAAAGGGTGGGATTCCCCCACATTTAAATGTTTGGACAAAGCGTCCATATATTTTGCTGTGTCTGGCAAGCGCAGCCACTCGGCGGGCTTCTTACTGAACCGCTTGGCCACGTCCGTGGCATTGATCCAGCCCTCGCTATTGAAGCGAACAGCTTGGCCTTCGTAATGAAATGGGATGACGTTGTTCATGGTGAGCTCCTTCCGCCTGGGAAGTTGTGCAGGCAGGGGCGTAGGCGGAGCGAAACCGACCCTTTTCGGTAGCGAACCTAGCCTGCACGGGTATCCCCTTAGGGATTCTTGGGCACAAAAAAGCCCCGGTGCGCAGAAGCGCTTCCGAGGCTTATTTACTACCCGGATGACCTGTCGATCATTTCCGGTTCAGGGTGTCGGTTTCCCGACTATTTTCTGTCTCGGCGCTGGTGAGAATTTTCGATCTCAAACGCCAATAACTGTATTTCTGGAACGTATAAGGTTTGTGTGAGTCGGGCGGCGACAGGTCCGAACAACTTCGGGGGCGCGTATTTCGGACACAAAAAAAGCGCTCAAGGCGCTTTAGATACTTCTGTCACATCATGGCGAAATGGTGCCATTTTTCCCTACTTTTTGTCAAAGCCCCCACCGAGCGCTTTTCAGCAGGCACAAAAAAAGCGCCTTTAGGCGCCCTACTTACTAAAATGTCCACACTGCCTGAAAAGTACCGACAATGGGTCAACTTGTCAATGGATCACACTTTGTCTTCGGCCAAGATCGAGGCCGAGATGATCATCCCGCCCCACCGGCGTTCGCCGATGCAAATCGGAACTGGGTTGCCGCTGGCCGTGGTGTTCTTGGCGCTTCCGAAGGCGTAAGACGGGGCGTTTTCGGGGGATGCGCTTTGCTTTAGGCCTGATGCTTGGGGGCTGAGCATCTGGATCACGCCGCCGGCAGTCATTGCGAGACCTGCCGAGAACAACGATGGCCCAGCACCACCTGCGAAAAAAGAGGCCGCAATCAGCACGACGCCGATGATTGTCTGAAGCACGCCAGCGCGCTTGCTACCGGATATCACCGGGACGATGCGGATTTCCTGAGTGCCTCCAAGCGCAAAATCCTTTTCACCCACATTTTTCCGATTACGGAAGATTGCGAACCGCATACCCCGCCGATCCAGATCCTTGATTGCACCCTCAAACCCGTCGATTGTGCACTTCAGTGCCTGGAACGCCTCAACGACAGATTTGCTGCCGAGTTCTCGGTAATGCACGCGCCCGAATAGACGTGCCAGCGGGCCGGAAAGCAGAATGGTGGTCATTGCTGGTATTGAAATCGCCGCCGTCACGGGTTTTCTCCTGACGAAAAAAAACCGCCAGTTGGCGGTTCTATAAATTTGAATTTGTCACAAGCATTCGCGTACAGCAGCCTCAAGCTCGCCGCGGCCCCACATCTTCGACCATGGCATACGCTGATACAGCGTGACCTTGCTGCCCGCGCCGGTGCTTTTCACTTCAAGCACCTCATCAGTCATCATGTCGGTGGCTACTACAAGGCGATAACCGCTCTCTGTTTCGGACATAGTGGAAGTTGAGCGCTGATCCTGCCAGCGAGGGAAGACGCAAAGAGCATACTTCTTCGCCGATTTATTCGTCGACGCGGTAATGGTTGGATCGTTCTTTTTGATATCGCCCGGCGATGAACACCCCGCCAACAGCGCTACCGCCAGCGCTCCTACGATCAATTTCATGCATGTCACTCCTGTGGGAAAGGATGCACTGTAGCGCGGTACTGTCTGGGCATCCAGTGTGGATGAAAGGCCAGTAACCTGTCGATATCAGCTCGTAGTAGCGTTATGCCTCACCTCTGCCAATTCAGAGAAAATTGACATTCCAGGGACGATCAGATGAGTAGTTTTCAGGGTGCATTGATAAGCGAACAAGGCCAAATTTTTGCCGTCGTACTGGTCAAGCACCATTTAACAGGTTCAACAAGCGCTGCTGATCGGGCACGCGAAGGTTTCCAACCATTCTTTCCAAATGTTCCGGTAGTGCTCGCATCTCAAGATCCTCGGGGCACATTTCGTTTCCACGGTCGCACCGACATAGCCAAGTTTCTTGCGAAGCTCCAACCATCCCAGATCCCTTGGAAGACCTACAGCTATTGAGCAACGGATTCCCCAGTCCTTTGCCTGCAAGCCCAAGGACTGGGATTGCGCCAATTTCGGCGCGCTTATGACCTGGAGGTCGATTTGAGTAGCGATGATTTCAAACCCAGAGAGCCTTTTTCCATTGATTGGCCACGCCAGTACAACGTCGGCCCATCAGATGAACACCTTCATGCTATGGGGCAATTCATCGTCAATTACTCTGCAGTCGAATGGCAGCTTTCCGAGCTCTTTGCATTCTTTCTCAGAATGCCGGTTTCGGAAGCCCAAAGGCTCTCAGTCGAAGCGAACATCTCGTTGGCCGGGATGATCAGGTACGTTCAAGGACAGGTAGCCGATTCAGAAATCAGCGATCAACAGGCGACAGAGGATCTTCTGTACACACTGAAAGCGTTCGATGCTGTCAGCTCCTTAAGACACAAAATTGTTCATTGGCAATGGGGATTGGATGAAGGTCCAACAGCATCATTGACTGACCTGATCAAGCCGAAAAATCCCCAAAAGTCCAACGCAAAGCTCAGCATTAATGAACTGAGAGACCAGTGCCTCAAGCTCATGAGAGTCCTGCAGGCGATTTCTTTGAACGGCGAAATTATCAGAGGTGTTAAAACCCGCGCTCAGATTCTAGAAATCCGCACAGATACATCTCCTGAAAAGCTCTTTCGACCGTAGATCTTGATAACGGCCATTCTTCAGTCTCTTCCAGCACAGCCAAACCGACTTCAATCATCGCTCTAGAGACTGGAATGTCTTCAGCGCTAATCGTTTTCTGATAAGCGCTTAACGAATGGACATCCATAAAACCTCCCTGCACCCTGCCGCATCATGCGGTCGATCGCGCATATTTGTGCCTGAGAATCAGGCGTGTTCTGTCCAGCCAGGGCCCGCCGAAGACAATGACCTCTGACGGCCTGCCGTACAGATGGTGCAGTAGGAACGGGCCCGGGCCGAACGTCGCGGCATCCTCACCAGGCAGTGCCGGATCGGCGCCAAGGAAGATCCCGGCATGGTTCGGGTAAACCGTCCGCCCCACTTCCATCACGATCATGTCGCCGCGCTGCGGCTCGTCGACCCGGTAGAAACCGGCGGCCTCGTAGTTCGCCTCGTAGAGACTGGTGTTGTCCTTGCTTTCCCACCAGCCGTCAGCGCGCTTGAAGGCTTCGAACTCCAGCCGCCACTCGCGTTTGTACCAATCGGCGCAGACCTGCCAGCAGTCCCAAGCGCCGTGCACAAACGGGCGCTTGAGCAGCGGAACCTTCCCGGAAGGCATGACAGTGCGCAGGTCGCCCTCGGGCCAGCTCAGGATGTGCCACGGCAGCGCGGTCGCCTCGCACATGGCCAGGTCGCGCGGTGACGGCCTGCTGGTGGCGTCCGGATGCGAGTGCACCACGCCGATCACCTCGCCGACGTCCTCGGCCGCTGCGTATTCCTCCGGATCGATTCGGAACTCTTCGTTGGGCTCGGTCGAGACATTGCGGCACGGGAAGTATTGCTGTTTGCGACCCACTGCCAGCACCAGGCCGCAGCACTCTTTCGGGTACTCAGCCACCGCGTGCGCCTGGATCGCGTTGAGAATGTGTTTGCGCATGTCAGCTCCGTGCGATCAGCGAAACCGCGGGCATCCCACCGAATGACAGCGGGTTTCCCTCGCCGAATCGTGGGATACATCCCTTGCCCAGCGTGGCATCACACTCGTCCAGTTCAGGGTTGTCCGTGACGACGCCCTCCTTTGTCACGTACGGGCCGGTGTAGCCGCAGTTCGGCCCGCGGTAGCCGCCGGTGAGGCACCAGTGGCACAGCGTCGTCGCCTGCCGACCGATGGACTCGTTACCTACGTCGCCCGGGCTGGCCAATTCCCAGCTGACCGCTTCCCCGTCTTCGTTGGTTTTTTGGTCGATGTACCAGACCTCGATCGTCTCCTGAGTCGGATCTGCCGTTGGGTTGCCGGCCGGGAAATTTACAGCGTCGAGGTATGTGCCCAGCGTGTGACGCATCGTCAGCTTGAACTCGAGCAGGTCCTCGAACGCCAGACAGAGTGCAGTGATGCGGCCGTTGACGTTGCCGACCGAAAGCGAGGGCCGAACCGCTGTGCCGTCCCCGTTCGCCTCGATGCCGTCGATCTGCATCGGCCAAGCGCTGTACTCGTTGCCCTGCCAGTAGATCGCCTTCGCCGGCAGTTGATCCGCGTCGTCGCCGGCGGCGATCAACTCGGCCGCCGTGTGCGGTATAGCGTGCCCGTGGAAGCGCAGCACGTCCGCGCCGTAATCCGTGCCGTCCAATTCAAAGAGCAGCACTTCGCTGCCAGGCTCAAGCACCTGGATGTCACTGATCAGCGGCATGATTGCCCCTTATGGTTGGAATGCCCGCTCGAAGGTGGCGGTGAGTTTGAAGACGCCGCCACCCACCGGAGTTGGAGCGGGATTTTTGCAGGTGAACAGACCGAGCTCACCGAGCGGCGTTGTCCAGAGAAACGCCTTCGCACCAGCGTGCCGGTCGAGGAACTTCATGATCTCCAACACCTTGGCCTTTTGACCTACGCAGGTAACCGGGTACGAGTCCTCCTTGTTGTTCGGTCCGTCTCCGACGTTTTGCGCGTAGCCATTGCCGAACTTCGAGGTGCGTACCCGATAGTTGATATCGGGTGTTTCCCCGCGCTCGGTTGGCCAGGTGAATTTCTCGATGGCCATCAGGCCCTCCCATTTGTCAGGCGCCAGATTGATCCTCCCGGCTGCAACGCTCTGGCAATAGCAGTTTCCGCTTCGGATTTGGCGGCCTGTTGGATGCTCTTGCCAAGCTGGTTAGTTGTCTCTTGCGAAACACCCGCCCCTTCGCTCCCGGATGCCTGCACCGAGACTGCCACCGGAAAGTTGTACGTGTTGCCCCCGCCAGCGGACATTGCGGCCAGTGCAGGCCCGCCACCCGTAGTCAACGGCGTGACGCTACCGCCGTTGGCACCAGTCATCAGAAATGACCGGCCACCCTCGTTGTAGAGCTCCGGCCCCAGTTCGTTGACTTCGTACAGAGAGTTCGGCGCAACGGGTCCGCCAGACGCCCGGTATCCAGAAAAATCGATACCGGTATAGCCGGCCTGCGATGCACCGAGATCTGACGACACAGCACCGGCAGATCCGGCGGCCAATCCGTTACCGCCGCCACCACCGAAGTACGAACCCGCCGCTGATGCGGCAATACCGAAAAGAGCGCTGAGCCCTTGTGAGGTGGCCTGCCGAGTGGCGATCTTCGCCATGTCCGCCAACACCGATTTGGTGAAGTCAGAAAACGAGAATTTGCCGTTGATGGCGAAACTGGCTACAGCATCCTCTGCCGAACTGAACGCGTTGGTGAGCAGATTTTTCGTCTGCCCTGCAGCGTTCTGCGCGGCCTCCAGATAGTTCTGCCATGCCGACGAAGCTCCGGCACTCCAGTCGCCCTGGGCTGCCGTCATCTCGTCGTAGTTGGCTTGAACCGTGTCATGCAGATCCTGTTGGGTTGCCTTCAGTGCCGCCAGCTTCTGCGTGTACTCGTCGAGGCTCATGCCACGCGAGCCATCGCCGTACTGATTCGCCAGTTCGAGCTTCTGTTGGTTGAAGCGATCATCGATGCCGTTCTGCTGACTCATCAGATCGCGCTGACGATCACCCAGGCCAATGCCCGCTGCTGCCCGCTGGCCTTGCTCGCGTAGCGTGGTGACTTGCTGATGCAGTGCACTGGTGTAGGTATTGACCGCCAGGGCCTGCTTCTTCAGCCGTCCTTCTTCGTTTTTCGCCAGTACGCTCAGTTCGGTGTCAGCATCCTGCTGAACTTTGACCATGGCGGCCCGTGCATCGGCGATTTTCTGATCAAGTTGAATACGCTGCGCCGCCGATGTGCCTGCCTTGCTCTTCGCTGCTTCCAGTGCGGCGATCTCAGCCTCATACGCAGCAGTAACTTCGTCGCGCTCGTTGCCGATCATGGCCTCTCGTGCTTGCAGATAATCTGCCTGCGAGATCAGCCCTGCCTTCTGCGATGCCTCCAAATCCTTTTGAGCATTTTTGTACTCGGCGAGCACGGTATTGAGCGCATTTTTCGAGTCATTGAAACCAGATAGATCGACGCTGCCTGCCGCTGTCTTGGGATCCTTTTTCTGTTCGTCGATTGCCTTTCGCAGCTTGTCGTAGGCACCACCGGAAAACTTATTCCCGTCAAACTGAACACCATCCAGCAGCGACGACTTCTGGCCAGTTTTATCGGCGTTCTCATAAAGTGTCTTGAACTGATCGTTGAGCTTCTTGTAGGCATCATTACGCTTTGCGAGCGGGTTCAGGTTGTCCATCTGCTTGTCCAGCTCTTTCTGGACAGCGATCAATTCCTTGTTCGCCCGGGTCTCCTCACCAGTAGCGGCAGCGTTGCTTTCGCTTGCTGACAGGCGTGCCTTCAGCCCGGCAAGCCTGGCTTCCAACGCCGGAGTTGAGTCGTCATTCTCTCCCTCAGCCAGCCCCAGCGAAGAGTTCAGCCAACTGAGCCCGTTAGATAGAGCACCGGCAACCCCGCCACCCTTACGGGTGTCCAGCACGCGCTGGGTGATTTCGATCTGCTTGGCCAGGTCGGGGAAAATCTCCGACCGGACCTCGGCGTAGGCGCCCTTGATGGCCACCTTGACCCGATCCCAATCGCGTTCGATATCGGACAGGGATTCGCGGTAGTTCTTCAGGCGTTCCTGGGCCGACCGATTGAGATCTTCACTGAGGACATCCAGCGCTCGCTGATGGTCGCCCTGATCATCAATCGCCTTGATAGTCTGGTACTGCTCGTAGGTGAGCAGCCCATACTGGTCGCTGATTTTCTCTGCGGCTTCTGTGGCAGTGTCTCCGGCGTTCGCGAGCGACTTGGCAATGTCTCCAGCGCCCTTCCCTGTCACTTCACCAATTGCTGCGGCGGCCTGAGCCAGGTTCTGCATTTGGACGCCGCTGGTGGCTGCTCCGGATGCCAGTGCAATCACTGCCTCGCGGGCGCCTGCAAAATTCTCAGTGATCGCCCCAGCGGTTTCAGCCATAACATTGAGGCTGGCAATGCTCTGCCCGGCATCGTTCGATCCGCCGTTGATGGCGACATTGAACTCGCGGGCCTGCTTCTGTGCGTCGAAGTAGGCATAGCCCAGCGCGCCGAGGACGCCAGCCAGCAAACCGGCCGGAATCAGTGCTGCGGCCAGGCTCTTGGCAGAAGCTCCCGCGCCGGCGCCCAACTGAGCGACAGCTCGCGCACCACTCCCCCAATCCCCAGACTGCAGGGCATTGGTCAGCTGCATCACGTTTTCTTGAGCCTGGCGGGTGCCGAGCTTCAGCTTGTCGAATGCAGTTTCTGTCGCGGTCAGGCCGTCTCGGTCTTTGCCGATCTTCGCCAGCGCCTCGCCGTAACGAGTCGCGTCGATCTGGCCGGCCTTGTACAGATCGTTAAGTGCCTTCTCCTGCGCCTCCAGCTTTGCCAACTTCGCAGTGACCGGGTCGATGCCGTTGACCGTGCGCTTCAGCGCTTCGATCTGACGGTTTTCAACGTCGATCAATCGCTGTTTCTGTGCCATCTCCTTGGCTTCGGCTTTTTCGATCTTGTCGTAGGCCTTGGCGAGCCGGTCCTGATAAGCCTCCTGCTGCTCGATGGTGACGAGACCACCCTTGCGGGCACGCTCCAGCAAACCTTCAGCTTGGATCAGTTGCTCCATGCTGCCGATGTTGCCGGACATCGCCTTGTCGAGCTGGCTGATGATTGCGATTTCACTGACTGCACTGGCACCGGCCTTGCGGCTGGCATCGACCTGGCGCTCTTTGGCGCCAGTGGCTTTGTCGATGCCCTGAGCAGCCTCATTCTCTGCCTGGCTGATCTTCTTGCCGGTGTTGGCCAGGCCCTCGCCCGACTTGCCGAGATCATCAATCGCCTTTTCGGCATCGGCCGCCGAATCGGCCAGTTTGTCGAGATCGTCAGCCGCTTTGGATGCAGACGAGGAGTTCACCTCGATGCCGAGGGAAGCGAAGGTGGTGCTCATTTACTGTCCCTCTGTTCCGCCATCACCCGCAGGGCTTCGGCTTCCATGACGCGGATATCTGGAAAGACGCCGGCGACCTCCGACCGGGTAAGCCCGAGGAAGCCCGCGACATGGCGAATTGACGTGTAATCGAGTCCGGTAGCGCCGCACGCGCCTGTACGCCACTGGGTGCCCATGGCCTCGAAGACTTTGAAGGCTTGCCAGACATCAGGCCAGACCTCACAGACTTCGTCTGGTATGTCACGAAGAGAAAGGCCGAAGGCCGCCAGCGATTCGGCTGACGGCCCAGGCTCGTACAGCTTGCGGGAGACGCTTAGGAGTTTCCCAAGCGGGCGTTGCTGAAAGCATCGGAATAAGCGGCCAGCACCGCGCCCGGAGTGGCGGCGATGGAGCTGACCAGGATGCGCAGGTTTTCGTCGGTGAACTCTTCGGCGATATCCCAGCCGGCGACGATCGCCTTCAACTGCTCCACCTGCAGGTCGATCAGCAAAGCGGTGAAATGCTCAATGCCAGCCTCTTCCGCTTTTTCTTTGAGGGCCTTATGACGCTCCCCCCACTCCGCGTAGAGGCCAGCCAATTCGGTGCGATCGCGATACTTGAACTCGAACTCGACGCTCACCGGATCGCCGCTGACCGTTGGCAGCATGACGACGTGCTTGAAGGTTGGATTCCGGGCGAGTGTGAACTTTGCCATGTGCCTTCCTTACGCCGAGGCGCTGTAACGGGTTGGTCGGCCGGTCAGCGCGATGCTGATAACGCGAGTCATCAGGTTGTTGCGCGACATGGTCGGCGTCGAAGTGATTGAAACGTAGCCGTTGTAGATGATGCGGCTACCACCCGGCAGATTCAGGCGCAGTACGCGAGCCTGCTTGTCGTCGTCCGCCTCCTCACAAACAGCAACATAGGGCTTGGAGGGGTCATCAGCGACCGTGATGGTCAACGTGATCGGGTTCTTTGTGGTCGGCATCTGGCGGTCGTCATCATCAGCCAGAAAACCGAAGGTCAGAAACTGCTGATCGCCGCCGGTCGAGTTCAGCTCGGTGATCTGCGAGATCTCGGTGAAGGTCGTCACCTCGCGGGCGGTACCGACGCCCGAACCGGCCGGATACTGCTGAATGTTCGTGGTATTCACGCCATCGAGCGCAAAGGTGCCGCTTGCAATCTCGCCGACTTGCACGGCGCGGCCGTCCAGACGGGTCCAGCCAGAGCTCACGGTGATGATGTCGCCTTCTGCCAGCCCATGCGCCGCTGCGGTGGCCACTGCCGGGTTGGCATTGGTCAGGGCAGTGAATGGGACTGCAGCGCCATAGGCGGAAGCAATTTCGAACGTTGCGCCGTTGGGCATTTGAATACCGGCCATGGGGTTTTCCTCTCTTCAGAAATGACAAAACCCGCTCAATGGCGGGTTCTGGGTTTGCCCAATGGGCGGATTAGTTGGTGTCGGCCCGGTAAGCGAACGAAACCGGAACGGTGTAGGTTGTGTCGTCGGGAATACCTGGCCCCTGGTCAACCGGTGTCATGGTCACCACGGTCAGCGCGCCCTTCGTGTTTCGCTCGTATAGCGGAAACAGCGCGGCGATCTGGTCAGCCAACGCGCCGGCCGCGCCGCGATACTTGCCCGCTGGTGTCACGATGCTGACCTGAAACACACCGGTGAAAAGCTTGTGATCGCCGGCAAACGTGTTGCTCGCGGTATCGCCCGGCAACGTAAACGCTTTTAGGTAGGTCGCCCCGTCGACGGGCGTGTATTCCTCGTTCTCAACGACCACCTTCAGCGGTGTTGGTAGCGCCTTCGCCCAGGCGATCAACTTGGCCTCGTAGATCGAGGCAATGGTGTTGTGGCTCATACCTGGTTGTTCCTGATGGTTTCGTCGACGATCTGCTGGAACCGCGCGAGCGTGATGCGCACCATGCCGCCCGGTGCCTGCTTGGAATGGCCGTACTCGAGTGGCACCGCATATGGCAGGTTGTTCACGATGTACGCCGTTTGCCCAATGGTCAGCTGCTCGACCTGAAGCCTGAGCTTTGCCAGCGTGACGCCGCCGGCCGGATCGACCTGATCAAGCTCACCTTCAGCCGGCGCCCCGATCGAGAACTGCCAATTCCCGCGGAATCGGCCGCCGACGTAATCCTTGCCGGCGACCAGTCCATTCACGTTGAAGTTCTGGTCGCGCTCTGCCTTCGTCAGCGGCTTGGCGTACTTCACGCCGCGCTTGAGCTTGCCGGCCTTGGTGAAATTGTTCTCATCGAGATTGATGAGGGTGTTGCGCACGGCGACCTTGAAATCGTAGTTATCGGCGGCGCGGTTGTTGGTTGCACGATGCGCCACGTTAGCGGCCCAAATCTCAGGATTACCCACCGGCGACATCCGAATAACGCTACTGCCAATCTCGATCACAATTTCGCGGAAGGTAGCGTCTAGCCCGGCCTGGGCCTGCTCGGCAAACTGGCGGATGTTATCAGCGAAACTGCCGTTAAGTTCGGAGTATTTGCTCATGACCGCACCTGCAGCTCATACAGGATTGGGGTGCCAGCCGGATTCACCTCTTTCAGCGGCGGCACGATGGACCAGGTGCGGCCCTGAATGATCACCTTGTTCAGCAGATCCGGAACCCACTGCAGCCCCTGCGCGGCGATCCTCAACTTCTTGTCGCCCTGCTTGATGAGGCTGTTGTTTTGGAATTCCTGACCGGTGAAGTCAAGCAGGATGCCTTGGGCGATTTGCTCTGTGACGGTGCCCGGGCCCGCCGAACCGGTGTCTGGGTCGTACTCGCCGGTAGTAGTTGCCCGGATCGTCACAGGCTGTCCGAACTCTGTGATCATCTCCAGAGCCATCGAGGCCATTTCATCGTAGAAGACCATGATGGCTCCTGTTCAGCTATCCGCGGACGGCGAACAGCCCTCGCTTCTGCAAATAGTCGGCAAACTGCGTCGCACTCGGCCGATCCGGCGCCGCCGGCAACAGTCGTCCACTGGTGTTCGGAATGGTAGCGTACTCGCGAGTTACTGCGCCCTCGACTCGCTCCAGCGTCACCGCGCCTTTGCGCTTTTCAGGCGGATCAATGTCGTCCTGATGGATCTCAGCAGCGAGCGCCATCTGCCCGTACTGGATCCGCGCCGGTAGGTAGTTGTCTGGCTTGATCTCGCGATCCAACTCGACGCCCCGGCGCGGCCAGGACAGGGCCTGCTCGCTGTGGGTCTTCCGTCCTTTCCACGTCATGCCATCCATCGCCAGCGCGGCACGACGCAGTAGTGCTTCCTGTGCCGGCACTTCCACAGGGATGACCACGCCGAACTTCACGGCGTACATGGCCAGATCCTCGGCAGATGCGTAGCTTTCGGCGTCAGGCTTGCCGGTACCGTCCTCGATGATGAGAGTCATGAATGAGCTCGCTGTGTTGTTTGAATCGGGCGCCATTGAATGGGCACCCGGATTATCACGCCTTCGGCAGTTCCGAAACCGCCTTTTCCAGCGACTCAACCGAAGCATTCGCCCGGTACGGTACATTGGCGGCGTCGAGTTGCGCTTTGAGACCGGCGATCTTCTCGGCATTGTCGACCGGCACCGCTGCGACTTTGAGGCGTTCGACTTCAGCGCGAAGCGATTCAACCTCGCCCGCCAAATTGTCACGTTCACCTGTAAGGGTTTCGAATCCCTCATGAATGGCTTTCAGCGCACCGAACAAGCGGATCGGCAGTTCGCCGGCGCCGGGGTGCTCCAGGTCCGACAAGCCTTCGGCAGCCTCGATCAGTCGCAGAATACCGTCGCGCTCAGCGCGCAGCGCGGCGTTGTCCTTTTCCAGACCGACAACTGCGTCAGCACTACCCGAATCGGCCGGCTGGTTGATCAAAGGCTGCAATACCGAAACCTCAACACCCAAGGCCTCATAGGCATCGACCACCTTCGGCCAATCGCCAATCACAACCGCATGGGTCACGCCGGACTCTGGCCGATCAAAGTGGGCCGGATTGCGGTACCGCTTTTCGGGATCGAAGTCCGAATTCTGAGTGGAGTAAACCAGTTCCATAAAAATCTCCGTAGCGGCCATCGCTGGCCGCTGTCAGGGCCAGTATCAGCCGCCGGCTGGTGGCGTGGTAGTCAGGTTGATCATCACGCCGGCAGTAACCTTATTGCTGTCGGCATGCTTGACCCAGTTGGCAGCCGAGCCGACTGCAGCCAGCGTCGGGTTCGAACCGCCGGTAGCGTCCTTCCAGCTGTAGCCCAGCACGTCGATGTTTACGGTACCTTCGGCGCGGTAGCCGATACCGAGGTTTTCTTCATCGTCGACGGTGTAGGAGCGGAAGCCTGGGGCCTGGGATTCAGTGATCACCACGGCATTCGGAAGCAGACCGAAAATCACGTCGGCGGGCGCGGTGTCGGTTACCAGCACTGGCTTTCCGAGAGTGCCAGGCAGGCCGCCATAGATGACCACGCCTGCTTCTTCGTAGATTTTGTTGGTGATCGCCTCATCGACAATGTCGAAGTAAGCGCTGGAGTGCATGACCCAGAGGGCGATACGGCCGAACTTGTCGCCGAACTTGCGCATGCCGCGAGTCAGGGTCTTCTTGCCGTCGGTCTCGATGTTGGCGGTGACCACCATGCCAGCGTTGGAACCGATTGCAGCGCGCAGCGCGGCAGTGGCGTACTGGATGAAGCCTTCCAGAGTGGCGTCAGCGACGTCGGCACCGATGATCTGAGAGAACTCGTCGACCGGGCGGCCGCGGCGCTTGAACGCCTCTTCGGTGGTTTGGTACGGGCCGTATTTCCACGGCGCTTTCACGCCAACGGCCTCACCGGCACCGATCTTCTTCGCAGTCACCTTGCCGGTAGAGTTGACGTCGCGATGCTCCAGCGAGCCGCCGATCTTGTAGAACGAGCGCTTGCGGAAGTCGCCTTCGATCAGCTCGTTGTCGAGCACGATCGCGCCATTGGACGATGCGTTGAACACGTCGAGGTTGTCCTGGACACGCTCCAGGTATGCGGTTTGCGCCTCATCGTTGTAGATGATCAGGTCGCTGTTCACAGTCGTTGCCATGAGTGAATCCCCTTACTTGGGCAATTGCAGGTATGCGGTTTGGCCGTGCTTGCGCTGGTAGTCGCGCTTTTGCTCGGCAGTCATTTCGGAGCGCTTGAATGCAGCCTGGCCGCCACCCCCGCCCGGGGCATTTGTTCCTGTAGCCCTTGGCCACAAATGAGGTGCGTTTTCGCGCAGAGATTCCGCCCATTCGAGCGGAGTCAGAGGGGTCTTGCCGTCTTTACCGAGGATGACCTGGCCGGATTCATCAACGGCGACCGCTTCGCCCTCTTCATTCAGGGAGAACACGCCCTTGGCGCGCAAGATGATGTCGTCGGTTGCTTCCGGTAGTGCACCGGCTTTCAGCGCTGCACTGCGTACCGAGTCGCCCAGAACTTTGCCCTGGAACTTGGCGGCGAATGCTTCCGCCTTTTCTGCTCGGGTGGTGAGGGCCTTCAATTGTTTGTCGTTGTCCGCGCGCAGCCGCTCAGTGCGACGATTGAAGACTTCATCCACTTTGCCCTCGGTCAGCAGCTTGGTTTCTTCGTCTTGGCCGGCCCGGCTGAGCAAACCTTTCACCGCGTCGATATCGATGCCTTCGAATTGGCTTTCGAACTGCGACAGCTTAGTAGTGGTGTCTTTCAGCTTGCCCAGTAGCTCCGAGTTTTTCGTTTTCAGACCAGAAACGGAGGCCTCAACGGCAGTCGCGATAGCGGCCTTGATTGCCGGATTGTCCAGGTCGATGTCGTTTTCTTCTGCCACGTCGATGCACCCCTTGGGTATGTCTTGCCCGCTTTGCAGGCATAAAAAAGCCCCGCAAATGCGAGGCTTGGATGATGTTTGGAACTACTCTACTGACGTATTTGATCTGGGTAGAATGAAGTCAATTCGCCAAACAACTAATGGAGTAGTCCCCAGAATATGAAATGGGAAACGATTAAAAAATACGCTCGTAACGGTTATATCAGAGCGGCGGGATTCCTCGGACTACTCGCAAGCATCGCTGCGTTCTACCCGATTTTTTACCCCTCAGGTCCCGAGCATAATCCAGCATTTCTTGGACGCTGGGAGAGCCAGTATCACTATCCAATTCCAGGAGGGACGTTTACTTTCAATGGCGTCACCGAGTACTTCCGAAACGGAAAATACAACGTAAACGGGACCTTCGAATTTTCTGGCACTGCCGCTGATAGACCATTTTCCGTTGTAGTCCTCGCACGCGGCGTAGGCGCTTGGACGGCGGACAAGAGGTTTCTGACTTTCACACTGACGGGCCTACGTACGGAGCCAGGACGCTACAAAAGCGGCGAATTCGACATGCCAATTCCCTTGCTTGAAAAACTCTCCGGAATTTCCTTACCGGATATCAATAAACACTACCTGCCCGGTAGCTCGGATGAGTTGAAGATCATTTCCCAAGAACCGCAACGGATGGTGCTTGAAGGCAAAGATCCTATGGGGAATCCGTTTGTAGTGGTGAGCACTCGACATCCTTGAGTTCGCTGCGGCTGGTCAGTTAATTCTTGCACGCTCGAACGCCAGCGGCTCCAGGCCCTTCATCTGCACGAGGGTAAGCGGAGCAAAGTTGCGATCGAGCTGTAACTCTGCGAAGCGCTCCACGCTCAGCCCGCCTTCACGGAACAGCTTTGCCCGCACAGGGCCAATTGCCACGTCCTGAAAAGACGCCGGCTGCTGTTGAAGCCAGTGGTAATAGTCGAGGCTCGCACTTACCTGCCCGGGCCCATCAGCGCCCACAGAAGCTCGGGTAGCGCCCTTGGCGAACATCTCGCTGAGCTTGGTCAGCAGGATGAACGTAGTGCGGCAATTCGGGTGGAACGGCGGTCGCGGTCCGGAATCGACCGGGAATCGTCGCTTATCCATCGACCGACATTGCTGGCTGGTCTTACTGTCCAGAGTGGCGACCATTTCAACTTCGGACACGATGTCCGTGTTGGCCTTGGCCACCTCCATGCGCGCCAGAGACGACACATGCTGAATCGCCGTGTGCACGACCGTGCTGGCATTGCGGTTGGTGGTGGCGAGAATCCCTTCTTTATACCCGGCCGACTTCGTACCGCGGATGTTGCGGATGATCTGGAAGTTCGTCTGTCCTTCGAAGAAGCCCTGCCGGATCGTGCCGGTGACGCGCTCGCGCTCGGCACTGGTCCATCCCTTGATAAACGACTTCAGTAGCTTACCGCCGCCAGTGCCGCGCACACTGAGGGGATTGGTCAGCACCGCAGTGCGAATAGTCGCTGCCGTCGGCGCAACCACATCCAGCGAGACGCCAACCGGCGCTGACCGGCCCAGGCTCGACGCCTCAAATTCAGCCTCGTAGTTGGCGATGTCGATCAGGTCGAGGTTCAGTTGCGCGCTGTAGCGGTCGAAGATGCCCAGCAGCAGACTGTCGACCTCTTTCAGCAGCGCCTCCAGCCGCTTCACGTTGTACTCGGTCAGATCCGACTGGGTGAGCCGGTCGCGGATCGAGCGGTCGATCTCCTTCAGGAAGGGGGCAAACTTACCGACCTCGCCGGCCTTCAGCTTTTCGAGGAAGACCGCATGCCGAATCGTGGCGTCAAGAATTGCTTGGTTTGCTGCCATCGATTATGCCCTCATCATCCAAGCCCAGGCCGTCGCCCTGCTCTGCCAGTTCGCCATCGATCTGCAGGTCGGTGCGCTCAGGTGCGATCAAGCCCAACTTACGCAGATACGCCCGAAGATCCGCTTTGGCGAATCCACCGTTCTGCCAGAGGCCGACCAGTGCGGTGATCATTTGCGGATCAGCCGTCAGCTCCACGAACTCCTGGTTGATCTGGTAAGCGACCTTCGCGTCGTCGACGCCCATGTAAGTGCAGCACCACATAATCGCCCGGGTGTACGCCTCACTGACGTTCGCTACGCAGCCAGCGAGCACCGACGTCGATGCAGACTGATCACCACGGGCTTCGGTCGCTGTCTTGGAAGAAAGCGAAGCGACGACCATCCGCGCGCCCAGCTCGATCATCATCTGGTTCTTGTCAGCCATTGCCTCCTTCACCAGCGTGTTCGGCAGCGGCTGGGCATACCCGAACTGACCACCAACAGGCAGCATCATCGGCGCGCGGGAGCCAACGTAAACGCCGCTTTTCTCCATCCAGTCGCGCCACTGCTCGTCCAGGCCGGAAATCCATGGTTGAGCCTGCCCGCACCAGAAGACACTGTCTTCGTAGTCAGCACTGTTTCGGTAGTGGCCCAGATTGATCATGGCGATGTCGTATAGCGGCGACTCATCAATGCTCGGATCGTTGTTCTGCGCGCCGACGAAGGTGAATGGGATCTCTTTCAAGCGCCCGGAGGCACCGGTGGGCCGGAACTCCTCAACCACCGCCAGCGGCCCGCCACCTTTCGGCCCGGACCGGCGCCAAACCCGGCAAACAAAACCGTCAGCCTCAAGTGCCAGCTCTCGGTACTGCTCGACCACTTTGAAACCGAAGCCGTCTTCGATCTCCGGTGATTCGCGCAACACCACCAAAGTCAGCACGCTGTGCCCGTTCACCATCCCTGTACGCCAGTTGATAATGTCCTCGGCGCAGTACGACAGGATCACAGAGTGCCCCCCGGCGCCGGTGTCTTGGTGATAGTCGACGTACAGACCATGCCGTCCAGCTTCAAGCACCTTTTCCAGCGTGCCCTGCGAGTGCTGGTAAATGCTCACCCCGGAGCCGTTGGCGTTGTCCTGTAGGTATTCCATCTTCTTGGCGACGGTCAGCGTCGGGTCTTTGTGAAATGCCAAACCAAGCAAGCCATTGCGCGTGTGCCCGGTAGCGTTCTTGAACACCGCCCGTTCGCGATAGGCCTTGTTTCGATCTACGTTCTCCGGCGATTTATCGTGAGCATTGATGTAAGGCAGTCGGTCGACAACACGGTGCTGTCCTGCACACACGTCCCGCACGGTGGCCCAGCGACTCAGTGCTTCGATGTAATCCGCCCGCTTGAAGGAGACATCGTTGCTCATCGGGCGTATCCCATTTTGATGGCGGTGACCGGTTTAATGATCGGGTACTCGCGGTGAATGAAGTAACCGCCGCCATCGTTGGCGTGGTCGTTGCCTTGGCTCTTGTCCGGCTCGCCGTTGGGCGCCCAGATTTGCTGTTCCAGGCCGTCGGCATAGGTCGGGCAAGTGAATGGATTTACCAGGTAGCGCCGCTCGCCCTGCGCGTTGCAGAACATGGCGTTCATGGCGTTGATCCGATCCTTCACCGGCGGGTTTGCCGCTGGCGCGATGACCGTGAAGCCAGCCTGCTTGAGCATGGCGATATCGGTAAGGCTGGCGTTGACCGATTTGCGTGAATCGCCGGAAGCATCCGGGTAGATCCGGATCTCGCAGGTTTTCCGGAAATCGTTGCCGGTGTGTTCCCAGTAGCGTTCTTTGATGCGGCGAATCATGTCAGGCGTGTCGTAGCCATCCATCAGCTCGTCCACGGCGCGCGGCAAGCCCTGATCACGTTTGACGTGGGTGATCGCCGCCATCTTGCCGACGTTGAAGTCCATACCGATGAACAGCGGTTCACCGGGCTGAACCGTGTCAAAGCACTGGTTCAGCTTGCGGTCGTAGGCGTGGTAGATCGATCCAGACGTCAGGTTGACGAACTGCCCATTCAGGTAAGCGCGGATCAGCTGCTCGGGGTACGACTCCATCAGCGATGGGATGTAGTCGTCCGGCAGGTTCAGCTCGTTGTCGAAGGTACTTGCCTGGACCAGCCCGTACATCTCGGCCAGCGCTGGCTTCTCGCGGATTTGCTTCACGAACTGCTGGAAGACGAACTTGAACCCTTCAGGGGTCGTGGTCACGTCTACGCCGTTCTTCAGCCCGGGCACTTTGTAGCGCATCCGGGCAATGATCTTGCGCCAAGCGTGCTGCGCCTTCAGCGAGGGCAGCACGTCAAGCTCATCCACCAGCGCGTGGCCTATCTTGAAGCCGACAATGGTCTGCGGCTTCTCCATCGAGCGACAGATCGTTGTGCTGCGGTACTGCCGGCCACTGTAGAAGTCGACCTCTTTGTCACTCTCCTTCGTTTTGACCTTCAGGCCCCAGTCGTAAGCCACTTCCTCAATGGTCGGGAAGAAGATGTCGCGGATCTGCGGATATGTCGGTGCGAAGTAGCCGGAGTTGATCCCTGGCCATTCCCACACATGCTTGCACAGCGCCGCGCAGCCGACCCAGGTCTTGCCCGAGCCGAACCCGGCAACAAAACCACGGAATTTGTGCGGGAGCTGGAGGAAGTCAGCCTGCGGAACATTCAGGCTCGGCATCCGGCTTCCTCGCATTGATCACTTGAACCGTCACCGACGTCGGCACGGTTGGTTCGCCCTCGTCGTCGACCTTCTTCTGCCGGTTCACGTAGACGTCGCCGACTTCCTTCGCGGCCTGCTCGAGGATCTGCATGGCCAGACCGATGTTCTTCATCGACTCGGCCCGCTCGACAAACCGGTTCATGGCGCGCAGGCGGTAAGCTCGGTTGGCGATCGGGATCTCGGCGGTCTCCTCTCGGAAGCGGGCGCGCGTGTCTTCAAACAGCGTCTTCCACTTCTGGTTCAGGCTCCGCCCAACGTATTTGGTGGGGTCGTATGCCTCGCACTGCTGGCGAGTGACATCGATCCCGAAGGTTTCTTTGACTGAAGCCACCACTTGAGATGGCGTGTCAAAGCAGGCCAGCGCCTGTACAACAAAGGCTTTCACCTCGTCTCTGAGTGCGGCCATAGATGGGCATCCGTCAAAGTGCTGTCAAAGTCAGGCCGACTTGAGCAGACAGGTTCCGCAGGCCCTCGCAATGTTCATTTTCCCCACCTCAGCAGGATTGTTTGCAGCGTCCACCAGCTCTTGAACTGCCGGGCTTGCACCGTAGCGGCGGACAACACCCACGAACTCTTCAACGTCGTGTCCGCGCATCTCGAGCTTGGGCAGGCCTTCCTGGGTGAAAGCTGGTTGACCGTACTTATCGGTCGCTTGGGCAATGTGATACAGCTCGTGTTCAACCAGGGCGCAGAAGTCAGCGTCGGAACAGTCAGCGCAGTAGTCGGCTGCCAAGGTGATGATGTAGGCCGGAACGTCGCCGAACCAATCACGCATCTGCTGTTCCATCCGGGCCTTCTGCCAACCACCGGCGCGGAACGCGACCTGTTCGGCCTGCCCTACCACCGTGCGCCACTTCTTCGTGAAGGCAGCAGACGCCCCCATCACGCGAATGTCCGCATCGATCAGATGGGCGTGTTCTTCGTTGTGGATGCTTCCGGTGTCGGCGAGGATCTCGGTTTGGAGCCATTCCCACACCTCAGGGGCTGGGGTCAGGCGGATACCAAAATCGGATAGCTCTGACAGCTCAAGAAGCGATGATGGAGGGTATGGCCTATCCATGGGTCACCTTGAACTTGAAATAGTGGCTCGTTGCCGGTATTGCTATTAGTCCACTCAGTGCAGGGATGTGACAGATGGCGAATGAATACGAAGTCAGGGAAGTGCCAAAAGTTGTCGTTCAGGGAATTCGACCCGGCGAAATCGTACGCGGCTTTCCAATGCAGCAAACCTGGTTCGTTGTTGAACACATCAAAACCGGGCAGCGCTTCGGAGAGCATGACGAAGAAGCGGACGCAATCGCCGAATGCGAAAAGCGCAACAATAAGGAACGACCATGAAACTGCCAGTCACGATTGAATATGGCGCCAACGCCATCGATATCCCAACGATGCGCGGAATATCGAATCCAGAGTATGCCTCATACATCGACGGCGACTTACTGTACGTTGACCACCACGACATCTTGAGGGCAGTCCTCGGTGACTATCCGATAGCCACGACTTCTGCCCAGGTCGAGCATCTAATCACTTACCTGCAAGGTGTTGCGCAGCGAATGCGCGACGCAGAGTGATTAATGGTGCCGCACTCACCTGCGGCACACCTCCCCAGCCCTGCCTCACTCGATGCTTGTCATGGCGGCCAAATACCGGTAATAAAGCCGCCCGATCGGCGTTACAGACTCAAGGCAAGGGAAATGGATAACCTGATAAAACTGCGCATCGGGCTTTCAATTGGAGCAATTGTGGGCCTTCTACCGATCACGCTGCTTTTCACTGCGGGCATGATCGGACTTTTTATCCCTGCCATATTTATTACACCGACCATCCTTGTGGCTACCGCCTCCATTGGTATCTGCATCATCTCGATTTTCTGTATCGGTTCTGTTTGGAAAATCTATGCACTTGCAATGGCAGCATCGCCAAATATCCAAAACCCTCGTCTACTCGCATTTGGCGCAGTGATAACCATGCTCTGGGGCTTGCTCGTGGCCTACTACGTTCGCGAGATCCCACAAACCACATGCATATTTCTGATGCCTGGAATCACTTCTTCGATAATGCTCTCAATTACCCTAAAACGCGCCCAGGCCTGAGAAGACTTACTCGCGACTTAGCCCTCACTTGAAACCGCTTTCCAAGGTCGCGACACAATTTGCTGATTCGCGAAACGTGTCGCGACATCCCAGTTCGTGGACGAATCGATCAGCCGTTATGGCCTTCCAGCGGCTGAGCAAAGGTGAAGGTCACACCAGACTCGGGATAGAACTGGTCGTAGCCTACGCCCATCAGGACGACGTCCTGCCCCTGAATCTGAGAAGCCGCATCGCCGTACTTGGCAACCAGCGCGGCCTTCAGTTCATCGGCGGACAGGTTTAGTTTGATGTCGTTGTAGTGGATCTGGGTTTTGTTGATGTTCATAGGAATTCCCTTTCTGTGCGCCATGGCTTGGCGCGTTAGTTAAGTGACGAGCCTTACTTGGCCCGCCGATCGATACCGCCCGGCGCGTTGTCACAGCGCAGGCAGTGTTCACAGTTCAGCGTGCGGCAGAGCCAGGCTTTCACCCGCTGCCACCAGATGACCATGAATATGTGGCGCATACCGGCCAAGGCCAGCGAGACGTGCAGCGTGATCCCGGCCGTGGTCGGGCCCATCATGAAGATGTTCTGCTCCCGGCTCATCACAACGAAACCGCTGATGGCGATCGCCGAATAGATCAGCTTGCCGATGACACCATCCCGCACTCGACCGCTCAGAACACACCAGGTCGCCCACAAGGCAATCAAGCCGCAGGCGATGGAGTTGATCAGTTCAAGATTCATGGGTTGCCTCCCCCGAACCGCTGGCGAATGAGCGCCCAGAGGTCAGCGGCTTTGATGGCTCGGTTGATGGCCGCGAGCAGCGATCCGCCGAAGGTGCCGAGCAGGAAGCCAATGCCCGCGACGATCTTCGGCTCAGTCACACCCAGATAGGTGCTGACCATACTCGTCAGGTACAGCGAGCAGGCGATGCCGGTAATCAGGAAGATCAACCAGGCGCGCCAGTCGGCCAGATCGTCCTTGTGCCACCAGCTTGCGACGACAGCGCCGACCAGTCCTGCGATCAGCAATTCAAACCTGTCGATCTTGTCGAGCAGGCGCTGCAATAACTCCATGCGCTCGACTCCGTGGATGCATGTGAATAGTTCGGCCCCACTGCACTCCCAGCCCGGAGCAATAGGTGTGGGGAGCCGAAAATAAAAAGACCCGCTAGATGCGGGTCATGGCTTGCGGCTAGTATCGAAATTCCACTCTCAAAAAAGCCACAAAAGGAATTGGTATGAGCAAGTACAAACTCGTTCACTTGAACTGCGGAAACATCAACCAAGGGGCTCACTGGAATTTGATCGCAACGATCATGCTGCCAGCCGGAACCACGACGACGTACTACCCCGCAGTGCCAGAAAACGCAGACGATCTGACGCTCGCCCAGTTAAAAGCTTACGCCCTTGCTGAGTTCGAGAAGGCCAACGGCTGACTCGATTTTTTGAAGCCTCTGCTCAAGCAGTGGTGCGGCGGCATCGGATCGACCGTTTGCCGCCACAATTTCAAGCTTGATGTCTCGAACTTCACTGAGCAGCTTGTCCATGGATGATTCCAGGATTGCAAGCCGACTTTTATCATCAGGCATCTTGACCTCCAGAAACAAAAAAGCCCCTGCAAGTGCAGAGGCCCTGAATAGGTGCGCGCGTCTTTCCGCGCTGTCCGCCAAAGACCTTCTCAACGTCGACGCCCCTATGCATCGATCTCGCTGATCCAGTCTCGCGCCACCCTGAAGCAAATGGTGATGTCAGGGTGCGCGGGCTGCCGGTGTTGGTTCCGCACGTCGCACTATCCGGCTATCGACGTCCAGGCCTTCCCGAGGGATGTCCTGGCTACAGGTAAAATGGAGACATAAAAAAGCCCTGACATGCAGGGCCTATAGACCATAGAAACGCGTAACTACCGGACGCTATCGGTTCGCTTCCAAGTAATCATGCCCAGCCCAAGTCAGCTGCACGCCGGGATCAAGGTTCGAGGTCAGTTTCACGGGCTTTAAGTAACCCTGCTCCAAGCACAAGTACAAGGCATAATCGATCTGCTCAGCTTCGGCAAATTGCCCCGTTGGCGATTTCAAGCACTCGCTGAAAAGCACTTTGTTTTTCAACCCAAAATTGTCTGCCTGATCTTCCACGATCCCCAGCAAGACTTGGATATGAGCTAAACGTCGTTTCATCGATTCACCTAAGCGTGTAGTTCGAACATGCGGCTTAGGTTAACAAGAGTGAGTGGCAAATAGAGCTGTCAGTACAAACAAAAAACCCGGCACGCTGGCCGGGTTTACTTTTTCAGTCCTACGCACGCAGGAATGACAGGATGGATAAATAATGCGACATGCCGACATGACATTGCAAGCCCTTTTGAGGGACTATTTCATGCCGCCTCGCTTTCCAGTACGCCGACCGCTTCAAGCATGTGCTGCGCCTCGACCAAAGCCTCGTTCACAAGCGATTCCAAAGCCTCTTTGATCGATTTGTTCCAGCGCTGGTAAGTGCGCTCTGTAAGACCCTGGGAATCCCAGTTCGTCATGTCGTAGTTCGAATCGGCCAGGACGATCATCTCGCCTGGCTTTTCCTCGGCTACGGCACGCGCATGCTTGTTGGCCCGGGCAACATCAGCGTCTGCTGCCGCGTTGCGCCAATCCCACTGCCCCTCCTCCTTGTTCTCCCGGTGCTTCGGCGCTTTGATCAGGGTTACCGCTCGCTGAATGCCCTTCCCCTGCTGCGGTACCGCCCAAACAAGAACGGCCTGCTGAGTGAAGCGCTGAGGCGCCGGGCTCTTCACCAAGGCGACCAGCCGGCCGATGGAATCGATTTTGCGGCCACGGTGCGTGCTGTACTTCGCCACCAGGGCGTTCCAGTGTCTCGGGGAAAGCTGGGCGTGCAAGAGCTTGTGCACGATGCAGTCAGCCAAGAGCGCGGCATCCTTCCCGGATATCTCGCCCTTGAGCTTGCTGGCCTGCACACGGGGCTCGACGTTGCATCCGCCGGAACTGTTGATCGTCTCGGCTGCCAAGGCCCGGACTACTGCGGAAATCACGTTGTGGTAGTTCATGCTGCAGCCCTCTTAAGTTCGCGAGTCTTGGCCCGGTATTCGGCGGTCATCGCCTTGAGTTGTTCGATGGTGTACTTCTTCGGCTCATGCGGTCCTTCCAGCCACTCGACCGCCTCGGCGCCGATCCGCTTCGTCAGCTCAATGCGGTAATTCAGGATGTCGCCGGATTTGTGGTTATTGCATGGAGCGCATTGCTTGTGGACGTTCAGCGGCTCGAAGCGCAGTTCCGGGCTGGCTGCAACCGTGCGGTAATGCCCAGCGTGATACTGGCCGTCGTGGTGGCGACCACAGCTCACGCATGGCAGCGCGGCGTCTCGCAGGCGCACCCATTCGTTGAAAGCTTGCTGAGTGTCCTTGGCATGAGCAGCCCTGCTCTTCAGCTTCTCCTTGCGGGTTTTGATCTCGCGGCGCTCAATGCTGGCCAGCGACTTGCGTTTCTTCTCCTGCTTGTGCCGTGCGATGACGACGGCGCAGTCCGGCGAGCACCAAGACTGAAAACTCACGCGCGGGACGAATGAGGCCCTGCAGGTTTTGACTGCGCACTTTTTCGGGCGCGGCTGCTTCCTTTCAAGTGTCATGCGGCCTCCTGGCCCAGCAGGTCATCGAAGTACACGCCCTCTGGAGCGAACCGAGCGACGATGCGGTCGGTATAGGCGATGCCCTGGGCCCGATTGAACAGGCTGGTCACCGGAAAGCCGTCCGGACCGAACAGATGACACCCGCCCATCATGGCCAGCTTCGTCTCGTACGGCAGATGACGCATCACCCGGTACCACTCGGCCTGAAACCCGGCATCCTCGTTCAGCAGGATCTGCACACCGATGTGCAGCTTGCAGTACCGGCGGGCGTCAGCCTCATCACCGATCTGGGTCATCTGGGCGATGCGCTTGTACATCGCGAACCACAACCGGTTCTGATCGAGAGTCCGGTCCTTGCCGGGGCGCAATGACACCACGACGAACTTCTTGTCGCGGTACATCGCGCTGAGCTTGGTGATCGCCTCGGAGAGCTTGGCCTGGCAGTTCACGCTAATCTTGTCGGTCATGGCTTCACCGCCATGCTCATCGCGGTATCGACGAGCGCATCAAGGTCGTCGCCAATCATTCCCGTAGCGTGCGGGCCGATCCACTCTACGACTTCGATGTGCCCGCTGCGCCCGTGCTGAAGCCAGCGATAGCGATCGGCATCTTTGGCCAAGGCTTCGTTCTGCTCCTGAAGCTGGCCGGCGCCGCGCTGCAACGCCTCTATCTGCCCGCGCAGCGCAGCGTTCTCCGCGTTGACGTGGTTGAGCTGCGTGGCGATGTGTTCTTCCAGCGACACCTGGTTATGCTGCCAGTCGATGTCGTCGTGGAAGAAGCCGAAGCGCTCGCAGAGGCTGCGGTGGAAGTTTTTAAAGCCGGCCTCAGCCTGCTTTTTCTGGTCAGTGATATCGGTCATTGAGCCGCGCTCCTTGCTTTCAATTGTTCGGCCTGCTGAATGAGCAGCGCCCGGCGATCGGCCAGCTCATTGGCTGCCAAAATTCGCAGCTCTGTTTTTTCCTCGGCCGAGGCTTTTCGCATGGCGAGCATCGAGTCCTTCACCGCGGCGAGCTTTTCCCGCAGTTTTGGCGAAGGCCGAGCGACATCGCCGGTGAGCAGCGCAACGACAGCCCTACCGTCTTCAGTGACCGGCGCGACACTCAAGTCGGCCAGGTACTGTTGAGCGCGCTCATGCGGGATACGCTGCATCTGTAAAGCCTTGGTGATCGCCTGTGTGCGGCGGTTGGCGTCGAAGCCAACAGAGACATGCCAGTTCACCTGCTTGTTGTCCTCCCGGGCCTGCCCCACCAGCCGCTCGTAAGCGCTGTTGAACGCCATCCGCGCGCCGACCTTGTCGCCGGCATCGAGGACAGGTTTTGCAGCCGCTAGCGCGAGTTGGATTTCGTCGGTCAGCACCACGGTTTCGAACTCGTCGTTCGTGGTCATTGCGATCGCCCAAGCTTCGTCCTTGCCCGGACGCCCGTCAGCGGCCTGTACGCGTTGGAGAATGTCGGCCATCGCCAGCTTGCCCTTCACTTCGAAGCGGCAGGCCTTCAGCGCAGCCTTCACGGTGGGCACCGAGTAAGCACAGAGGTCTTCGGCCATCATTGCCGCAGTACCTGGGTTCATTTCCTGACCCATGGCTTCAGCGGTGGCGCAGATCGCTGCGGCCAGCCCGGCAACCTGCTGATCGTTCATTTCAAAGGTACTCATTGCGCTCTCCCCCTTGGCGGTTGGCCAAGACCATTTGCGCGGCCTGCTCGGCGGCGGAGACGTTTGCCTCGGTTCGCTCCATCTGGCGGGCGGTGGTCCCATTGATGCGCTGACCGGTTACCCACTGGGTGTGGTAGCTCTCGGCATTCGCCAGCAGCTCGTTGAGGCCATGGCACTTGCGCAGGACGCCGGCGTCGCTGGTCTTGAGGTAATGAGCGGCGACATGGTGGGCGACATCGGCGCCCAGGCGGTCGACCAGTTGGCCGAGCTGGCCACCGACCTTGGCGTTCCACACCGGCCAGGTGCTGTAGCGCTTGCGGTAGGCCATGGCGTAGTTCGCCCAGACCTTGAAGGTTTTGCAGGACTGGTCTTTCGGTCCCGGCATGTCAGCGGGAATCTCGACCCGTGGAGCGTCGGTGCGATCAACCACCAGCACCAGATTGCGGAACAGAGTCGGCACGACCTCGGCGGAAGCCGGAGGTGCAATTGGTTCAATGACCGGTTCATTGACTGGTTCAGAAGAGTGACTGGTTCTGGGTGCAGCTCCTGCACTACCCCCTAGTGCAGGAGATTCACTAGGGGGTGAATCAGCTGCACTACCCTGGTGAATTTGCTGCACTACCCCTGGTGCAGGAGGTGCACCACCATCAAGAGTCAGGAAGTAAACATTCGACGAATTGCCCTTCGGCCCACCCTTCCTGATTTCCTTGCGCAGCAGCCCTGACTCGCACAACGCAGTGATGTGATTCATAACGGAACGCTTGCTGATCTCGCACTGATCGGCAATGTGTTGATAGGACGGCCAGCACTCCCCCAAGTCGCTGGCATTGTCTGCCAGCTTGATGAGCACTAGCTTGCGAAGCGGGTTGCCGACGCGAAGCTTCATCGCGGCAACCATAAGGCCCATGCTCATGCAGCACCTCCAGCAAAGAGCAAGACCTGCTGAGAGCTCACACCCAGCGTGAATGCCTTCACCTGAAAAATCGTGTAGGTGAACTGCATGTCAGGTGTTCCTGACGTGAACGGAAAAGACAAAAGCTCGCGACACGTTTTGAGAATTCTTGAAACGTGTCGCGACACTGTTGGGGGTATTGCTTGAATTGGGTTGGCTCTGCATAATCGGGCCTCTCTAGTTTTGCGAATCAGCCGACCTTCTCCGTCGGCTTTTTTGTGCCCCGGATTCAGGCAGCCTTCACGGAGGCATCCATCACGTCCAGGCTCTGCCGAACGTGGTTGATCTCCTGACGGATCAAGTTTTTCTCGAAAGAACTGACGTGGTTGTCATCCAGCGCTAGGTGAACCGCGATAGTCAGATCGGCGACCTCTTTGCCGACGTTGATCAGTGATTTGGTCAGCGCTTGTGGCTCCGGCGCAGCTTTCGCTACGAGGTCGAAACCAAATTCATTCGCCAGTGCCGCCAGAGGGCGCATATCGCCGGTGTGCAGCAGAATCCCGAATAGATGCTCCACGGTCAGGTGGTGAGCGTCGTTGTCCGGATTTGCGCGCTGAAGCAGGCCAACGTGCGGAACGCCCATCTTTGCAGCGAGGGTCTTGGCTTCGTTATCCAGCACAGAGCTCTGGCAGGCCCGCAGAAAATCTTCCATTCGTAAAACCTCAAATTTGTTTCCGTGGCGCCCTGGCAACGCTTGGGCGAACATTTGATCCATCGTTCGATGGTTAGGCATTTCGAGCCGCGGACTGCTGATCCTTCTGGCGCGTACATAGGTCTCGAGCTGTGATTTCTCCGCCCGTCAGCGCCTCCGCTTTAAACGCTTTTTCAGCACCCATCGTGTGAATACCGGCGACCCAGTACGAAACCGCGGCTTGGGAAACATCGAGTGCTAAAGCTGTTTTGGCTTGCCCGCCAAAAAAGTCGACGAGTTTTTCGATCGGGGTCATGCAAGGTCCCTCATGATAAGCATACTTATATCGTATTTAGAAGGACACTTATTTGCAAGCTGATAAGGGAACTTATAAATTCCAGCGAATGAGCACACTCGCCGAACGAATCAAATCAGCGCGGAACCACGCAAAGCTGACGCAAAAAGCCCTCGCACTAAGAGTGGGCGTTGAGCAGCCGGTAATCTCGCAGCTTGAAACAGGAAAAAACCTGCAAAGCGCACATCTACCCAAAATTGCGCATGTATGCGGGGTTAATGCCATATGGCTATCTGAAAATATCGGTCCGATGATTGGCGGGACCAGCAAAGACTTGAATGTTGGCGAAGCGCGCCAACCTGTCGAGTCATATCGCTACCCGGTGATCAGCTGGGTCGCTGCCGGCTCTTGGGCCGAAGCCATTGAGCCCTACCCTGCCGGTTTCTCCGATCGGTACGAGTTCTCCGACTACGACTCAAAAGGTGCGGCTTTCTGGCTTACAGTCAAAGGCGACTCTATGACCGCGCCTGCGGGCCAGAGCATCACTGAAGGCACGCTCATCCTGGTAGATACCGAAGCCGAGGTTGCCCCGGGCAAGCTGGTCGTGGCCAAGCTGCCAGATAGCAATGAAGCGACGTTCAAAAAGCTTGTCAGTGACGGTGGACGCTTGTTCTTGAAGCCGCTGAACCCTGGTTACCCGATTGAACCGTTTGACGAACATTGCCGAATCGTCGGCGTTGTCGCGCGGGCGCTTCAAAAATTTTAGGGCCAACCACGCTCGATCAAGCATGTGAACCGGCGCTGTGCCAGGCTGAGGAGGTCCCAACGTTGAAAAATCATTAGGCTACGTTGACTAGCCTGATAGCAAAGCGATATTAATTTAAACGGAAGGATTGAGTTTTTCAGTCAATCCTCCATGGAATTCTAGGTACGTAAGCGGGCGCTAGTGATGATTGAGGCGCATCGGTAGCATGAAAGGACGGACGATCATGCTTGCCACCTTTATGATTAGGAAAAAGGCTAGTGGTTGACTCTTTGCAAGGACACAGCCAAATACAGCTTGACTTGATTTGGCCAAAACACGAGATTTCTAAAGGATCTAGCATGTATCCAGTATATGAGATCACACCTGATCAAGCCGCTAAGCTCTTGTCGTTAAGAGAAGATTTTCTGAACGACGTAAAAGCTAAAGAAATAAAACCATCGAAGCTTTCAGAAACCGTTTCAGCATTTGCCAATGCGGCGGGTGGAGACCTTTATATAGGAATAGCAGAAAATAAAGCTAACGGTACTAGAGTGTGGAACGGTTTTTTTGAACCTGAAGAAGCAAATGACATCCCTCAAGTATTGCTCCAAGCACACCCCTTTGGTAATCATTTGTTATTTGAGTATCTTTCCTGTGAAGGGCATCCAGGACTTATCTTACACATAACAGTTAAAAAAGTAAAAGAGTTAGTCAAGTCATCCTCCAAAGAAATTTTTATACGAGTCAATGCAGGCAAACAAAAAATTGACTCTGAAGACGCTTTAAAAAGGCTAGAGCTCGACAAAGGAATTATCACATTTGAGAATGAATGGGTCGAAGTTAGCGAAGGGCGCATTAATAACAGCCTATCAATTCTAAACTTCTTACTGAACATTATTCCAAGTGGCGAGCCCAAGACTTATCTTGAAAACCAAGAGTTAATCAAACCAAACCATGCAAAGGTTTGCGGAGTTCTATTATTTTGCGATGAGCCCGCAATCTATCTTCCTAAACGAAGCAGCATAAAAATTATGCGCTATCGAACAAAAGAGGATGATATCGGAAGAGAATTTCTTGACGGAAATCCTTTAACCGTTGAAGGTGACGCGTACAATTTAATTTTTAACTCAGTCTCAAAAACAAAAGACATTCTTGAAGGTATACAAAAGCTCGCAGAGAATGGACTTGAGTCCATCAAATACCCAGACGAAACTCTTCACGAAGTAATAACAAATGCGGTATTGCACCGAGACTACAGCATCGTAGCCGATGTGCAAATTCGGATATTTGATAACCGAGTAGAAGTTGAAAGCCCTGGAAAGCTTCCCGGCCACGTAACGACCAAGAACATTCTTCACACTCAGAGCGCACGAAACCCTTCACTTGTAAGGCTAATCAACAAGTTCCCAGACCCGCCAAATAAAGATGTTGGCGAGGGTCTAAACACAGCCTTTAGAGCAATGGAGTTATTAAGACTAAAAAAACCTGTCATTCACGAGACTGAAAATTCCGTGCTGGTAATCATACGCCACGAGTCCCTGGGTTCTCCAGAAGAGATCGTCATGGAGTATATGAACCACAACGATGAGATTACCAACTCTACTGCTAGAGAATTGACGGGAATCAAAAGTGAAAACTCAATGAAAAACGTTTTTCTGAGACTGAAGAGCAGTGGACTATTAGAGCCAATTCCTGAACGTAGAGGAGCAGCATCCGCTTGGCGTAGAGTTGTAAAACCTGAAAGTTGA